ATATATTCCAACGCTTGTGATTTGGGTACTGTAAAATCTTTTTTGATTAACTCCACCAAAAACTCTTCGTACTTATCTTCGGATTTTCCTTTTGTATATTTTAAGTATTGCTTACCTTTTGGTAAAACACTAATATACAATTTGTACATCTCCTTTGGCTGAAGAGTTTGGGTTAAAGGTAATAATGATGCAATGAGTTCAACCCATTCCGGCTTCATAGAAAGGAATCGATTAATCATAAAGTTACTCCACGATTTTAAATCCTCTTCCGATAATTTATCGAAATAGTTTGGGTCTTGCTCTGCGGTTAACGCATTAAGATGGTCGAATAACTTTTTAGCTGCCATTATTTTTCTTCGTTTGGAGTTCTCAATTCTTCTGGTAAAAACTCTTGCAATGGTTTACCACAATTTGTACATAAAAACACTTCGAACGGCATTACCGTATCTTTCTCGCCGCCGGTTAATAATTTAGAAGCCTTACGGAATCTATAACCTGGCATAAAAATTAAGTTACCACATTCACATGGAATATCTCTCGTATCTTTAATATCGATTTGTGGTTGGTTAAATTGGTCTATCATTTTATAATATTTAAAATTTGAATAATTGTGCTCATAAACACTATCTCTTTGTCTACTACTAACGCATCTTTTGATAATCCATCTGCGATAGTAAGTATCACATTTGCTGTATTTCCAGCTGCGTACTCATCTACCTTATCATATAACATAGTGTACATTTCTGAATAATCATTTAATCGATTATCAGCTACTGCTTGTCTAATGTTTATGAATAAGTTTCTCTTATCATTGGATGATTTAAGAAGTTCAATCAACTTAGTTTGAAAATTGGATTCAACCATAATTGCATGGTCTACTTTCAATTCTCCCTTAGCGGATTGTAATTGGCAAGTATTTAGGATTCTACGGATATCTGGATAATATGAACTAACTATATCAGCTACATTCTTAATATCATATGTAATCTTTTCAGAATCTAATATCTTACTCACCTGAATTGCTACATCCTTTTTAGTAGGAGGTGTAATTGCAAATGATTGGCATCTACTCTGAATCGGGTCAATAATCTTTTCAATGTAGTTACACGTTAAAATGAATCTACAATGTTTAGAAAATGTTTCCATTAAGTTACGGAGGATTGCCTGTGCATTTGGAGTCATATAATCAAACTCATCCAAAATGATAACTTTGAATCCGGAGAACCCTACCGAAGATGCGAATCCTTTTACTTTGTTACGAACTGTATCAACGTTATTCTCATCCGATGCATTGATAATCATATGGTCACATTTGATTGTGTTTACGATTAACTTAGCCAATGTGGTTTTACCCGTACCCGCTTTTCCATACAATAGTAAATGCGGAATATCGTTGTTATCCAAATATTGTTGGATAGTTTCTTTGATGGTTTCATTACCAACGTAATCAGCTAATGTTTGTGGGCGGTATTTCTCCACCCACAAGCTATGCTCTCTTTTATTAATATCGTTTGCGAAAAAGCTCATAATTAATTTTTTACAAATACTCCGTTTACAGTTTTGCCGGTTCTATCTTTTATCTCATTCCATGCTGCTTCTAAACAATCAGCCGGCTCTAGTCCTAATTGTTTAGCCAAAATGATAAGTGTTACAAACGAATCACCAATACCATCTTTGATTTCATCATCCTTAGATTTGAGTAATGCTCCAGCGGTTTCACCCACTTCTTCCAAAACTTTTAATAGTTGCTTTGGTGCATTCTCTTTCTTTAAGATATCTTTATCAGCCGCCCATTGAGATACATTTTCTATTAAACTATCGAACGTCATATTATTTTTGGTTTTCTTTTGTTCTTTCTAATTTTGTTTCTTCGGTGATTGGACGAGGGAATACTCTAAATGTCATTCCATTTTGCTGAAAAGTCAATCCCTGTCCTTCGGTTGATTCAATTGTTAATGTTAACGGAACTGATTTTTCACCTTCGTTAGAAAATGCAAATACAATTGGTTCATTATTGAAAAACTGAAAACACCATTCTGCATCTTCAATTGGTTGTGCTTCCGGAATACTAACACTACCTTGTGGTTGCAATTCCTCATTTGGAAATAGTTCTAATTGTTTTTTCATTTTTATTAATTTGAAATTTCTACTAAATAATATTTACAAACGAACTCATCGATAATGAATTCAACGTGCGCCAATCCATCAGCCGATACATTAAGTTTAGCAGATGTTGCTTCTTTGTTAGCCGTTAAGATTTCTTTAAGATACTTAGCGGAGAAAGAAATTGGTTTAACTTCACCGGCGTATCCTTTCTGGCAAGTGAAGGTTACTCTATTTGTAGAAATAGTTGAATAACCAATAGCCATTTTCAAATCACCACCTTCGGTAAACACAGTGAATGTATCGATATCACTCAATGCACCTTTTGCTTTGATAAACTTATCAATCATAGTAGATGCCATCTCAATTGCGATACCAAATTCTGGCAATACCTTCAAATCAGGAACTGCAGGAATTACACCCAAATCAGCCAATTGATATGAAGTTTCAGTTTCTTCAGAAACTAACTTTAATACGGTAGCTCTATCGCCAGCCATATCTACATTTAAAGATAAATCGTTATCTAAAATGCCTAATAAATTTTTTAACAATGATGTAGTGTAAATACCAACATTGAATGGTTTTGATGTAAAGCCATTAAAATCCACTTCACCCAGCATTGTCTTATCATCTGAAATGAAACGTACAGATAGTTTGTTTCCTTCTGCGTTCCATGCTACTGATTCGATTACTCCACCTAATGAGTACTTCTGAATGAATCTTTGTAAATTGTTTTTGTTCATAATCTAATTTTTAAATTTTATTTTTATTGTTATTGTGTAAATATACGAAAATATTTCGAATGTTCCAAATTAAAATGAGAAAAACTTTTTGGCGGTTAGAGCTTCGGTTGAAGCCTTTTGCCATTTAAGTGCGGTATAGAAATCATTTACTTTGTTTTCCATATCTGAAATATATAATTTATCCCTATCAATATATTGTTCTACGAAATCCATAATTTCCTTTGGGTCATTATAATCCTTAAATGCCACAGTCTCTAGTCCTAATGGATTATTTTTAAGATATACCCATTTAACTTTATCACCATCTCTAATTGGTTCATGCTTATATGGTGCGTTAAAGAATTTTAATAATCTATTGTAAGTGATGCCAGCCTTAACGTGTGCAGGTGTTCCTTTCTCAAAAGATGCAATTGATAACCCACTATCTTTTCTCCAACTACCATTATCGTATTTACTTAACTCTTTAATTGCTCCACCCTTTGCTATCTTATTAACTGGTAATGTAGCCATACTAGCTTTAAATGTTAGTAACTTTGTATCAACATATTCATTATCCTTACCCATTAGAATATCTTTTAACATACCACTCATTTGGTCCTGAAATGCTTTGGGGAAAGATGAACGAACTACATCCAATCCTTTAACATCCAACTTATCACATGGGATACCGTTCTTCAAAACCATCCATTGAGCGTATCTCTTTTTTGCTACCCAAAATCCAGCTTTACTAATGTACTCTTTCTTAATCTCAAAACGATGTTTCTCTTTTGGAATAAAGAAGAATCTTTCAGCCAACATATCATAGAATGAGTTTAAGAATGTTTGTGTTTCAGTTGCAATGTTATCTACCTCAACTGCCATTCTCTTCTCATCGAATGTCTTATAATCTGGGTATCTATGTTTTACCAAAGGTTCTGCCATCATATAGATTGAATCCGTATCAATATAAACATTGTAATCATCGGTTGTTCCCAATTCTTTCCAATATTTTCTATTTGCCATCTCCGCCGTTTTCTTAATAACAGTTTGACCCGTTAGTGTTACAGCCTCAGCGTTATCCACATCATAGAATCGAAATGCCGGTAAACCTAACACACCATACATTGAGTTCAAAAGAATCTTTTGTACTAATTGACGTTTGGCGTAGAACTCATATTTTTCAGTATCTTTGGCTTCACCATATTTTTTCTCTAACTTTCTGAATTCCACACGTTTCTCAAACCAATCGTTTAGAATATCTGCGATTAGACCGGGCTTATCTTGTGTATAAAGGACTCCGTTTGCAGCAATACCTAAGTTACTATCTTTTATAACTTCCTTTAACTCCTGACTACTATATGAGTATTCATCACCATCCTTACCAACTACCCTATACGTCTTATCAATACCCCTAATATTTTCTTCCGCATCCCAACCTTCAACTTTACCCACTTTAGTTTCTGGCGAAATGTTAAGTGTCATAATAATCGATGGATATAGGGATGTTAAATCCAAATCATAAATCCAATCATACTTACCAACGATTGGTTCTTTTACATATGCTCCAATAAACTTCTCCTG